AGATACTCTATAGGCTGTGTAGCCTCAGATTTTTCTGTAGCAGGTTTACCTGCCAAAGCTTCGGCAGCTTTAGCTTCTTTGTATGCAACTTCAGCAGCAGCTCTTTGTTCTTCTGTTTTAGCCTTAGCAATATTAAGTAGAGCTTCTGACTGATTCCAGATAGCTTCGCCTCTGTCTCTTTCAGCCTCTGCTTCCATTTCAAAATCACGTCTAGCATTAGTAAGCTTGCTTTCCATAACCTTAAACATAAGAGCTTGTTTCTTGAGTTCTTGGTCTTGCATCTTAGCTTGCTGGTCAAAGTCAGGTTGTGGCTCTGGCGGATTAAGGGCTTGCTGCAAGAACTGGTCAGATATTTTAACCAACATCTCTTTATCTTCGATGTTGTAATTATTAATAACACCTTTAAGCAATACCCAATAAGCAGGAGAACCCGGAGGTACTGTTTGCATAAGTTGAGTTAATTGTGCTACCTCAAACTCACGCGCTTGCGCGCCTAAAGCTCCGTGAACTCTAAAGCGATAATCGGCTACGGGATAACGCTCCGTATCGAACTGCATGTACCGCCAAGCAACCTTGTGGATTAATGGCGAAAGAAACTCAAACTCCATGTTTCGGAGTGTTCTCTTCGCTCGTTTAAGAATAGCACCCATCATCATTGACATGCCACCTGCAGTAGCATTACGAGGGTTAACTCCTAATGGGGCTGCGGTGTCCATAGACCCCGTAGCCATTGTTACCATACGCTCAAACTCTGCAGACTGTCGATAGCTCTGCGGGTCTGGCCCCGGAAACTTAAATGGTGCAATAGCTTCATTAACAGGGCCACTAACAACAATATTCCTTCCCGGTCTAATAGAAAAGTCTCCGTTTCGAGGAGCCATCATTCCATTAACCAAAGCAACAGGATAGGTAGCTAGTGCTAACGAATCTATCCTTGCTCTTAATTCTGCGTCTAACGCTTTCTGAGGGTTATAACCTTTCTCAGCTATGCCTCTACCCCAGAACCTATTAGGTACTGTGTCCCACTGAAATGCGACAAAAGACCTGTCTTGCATTATAAATGGGTTACGAACTACTTTAAGTAATTGAGAACGATTCGCAATCCAAACAATACCTTCTACCATTTCTCCTGCATCGTCATACTCTAAGTTAGAGTTTTCTTCTGCAAACTCAGCCAAAGGGTCTACAACGCTTTCTTTAGCAGCATCTTTAAATAAGTCTTTAGGTACAAGTCCGTGATACTCTAGTATCTCTACGTGCTCTACGTCAGTGTAACTTTCTTCGTGTATGTCAAACTCTTGGTGTTCTGAAGCATCGTTATCATACAGACCTACTTCAGTTTTATTCCAGATACCTCTGTCTTGTTTTTGTACTACTTCGTGCTTAGGTATTGTGTAAACGTGTGCTACGCCTAGAGCTTCGTCTATGCTGCGAGCAGCTACGTCTATAACAAACTCGTTAGGGTCTACAGGAACAAGGTTAACGTGTATGTCATTAACCATCTCTATATCGCTTGTAACGCCCGCAGAGCCTGTTATAGGCACTCGCCTAGGCTTTTGCTCTACCGCTATCTTTCCTACGCCTGTGCCGTATAAGGCTGCGTTTAAGAGTATTTCTGATATGCCTTGATTTACGTTCCGTGTTTCAAAATCTTCTAACAGTTGTGACGTAATTCCGTCTAGCCTTGTATCTACATCTCTAGCTAAGGCTTCTAGCTGTTGTGGGTCTATTTGATTCTGATTTTCTTTTATTAATTGTGCAAAGACCTTTTCTCGTACATCATCTTCTAGGTCAAACCACCGTTTTCTGTGAAAGATAGTTTCTTCCATCTCTGCAACGCCAGCCTCGATAGACTGCTGCAAAGCAGGTGCGATTATCTTAGAGCGTTCGTGTTGTCGTATTTTATCTTCTGCCCCGCCGTGTTGACCACGCCAAAGACGATAATACTCTTGCCAACGGTCTTGATGTTGGCGATTACGGGACTCTTCCCAATTATCTACTTTGTAGACAATCCACCCCGTTAACTCTGTGTCAACCCGCATCGGTTGCTCAGAAGATTGGTCTCCGTAGTTTTCTACTATTTTTGTTACTGCCATTATGCGTCCTTATTACATTCCGCTAACAGGGTCAAGAGGTTCCCATTCCTCTGCATCGCTGTTTATTCTCATATCGTATGGTGTTACTGCAATCTGGTCTATGTAGGCTAGGCTATCTATCATGTCGTCGTGAGACAACGGATTAGGAAAGTCTAGCAATTGCTCTGTTATCTTTGGTAAATACTCTCCTGGTGCAAAAGTTAACCTACCTTGTTCCATTCTACCTTGTAACGCCCAAACAATTCGGTCAGCTTTCTTTTGATTACCGTGAGATAGTTCTGTAATGTACGGGTATACATTTAACCTTCTCATATTGTCGTGCAAGTAAGGCATTAGTGCGTTTTTAAGCGCACCTTTTTCTATTCCTACTACTTTAGGTCTGTAAGACTGTGCTGCTCGTAAAATACGCAACGCTGTTTCTCTTACATTCCAACGTCCTGTTATAACTTCGTGTACAAACCACCCAGCATTAGAGACTTCTACTACTGATATGGCTGTTTCGTCTAGTCTGTGGGATTTACCTTGAGAAATCCCTTTAACATCTTCATAACCTGCGGGGTCTACCGACATGTAAATGTCTCCCCCGTCTTTTGGACTGTCAGCTACTTCTATCATGTCAGATTTAAAGACTGTGCCCCCAAAAGAGGCAAAGTTAGCTTCAAATTCTTGTCTGACGTACTCTAACGGCATGTCTTTAGTCGCCATTAGCACTTCTTTAGGGTCTAAAAACGGATTATCTATGGATTTGTAAGTCCAAGCAGACCAATCCTCTGCATCTAACCCTTCTTGTGCGTTTAGGAACAAATCGTAAAAGTGATTCTTTCCATTTGGTGTGCCTATAAATAATGCGCCACCACGCACGTCTGCTAAAGTAGGACGAATTATAGAAGTCCAGACTTCTTCCTTCATAAAAGCGTATTCGTCCATCACGACATACGATAATCCTACGCCTCGAAGAGACTCAGGGCGGTCAGACCCTTTAAGATGTATCGTTCTGTCGTTAACTAAGGTAATAATACCTTCGTTTTCTCGTACTTTCTTTGTTATGGGTGCAGCCATTTGTTTCAAAGACTGCCACATAATGTCTTTTGCTTGGTTAAATGTAGGAGCTATGTAGTAACACGCTTTATCCGACAGGTCATAACCAAACTCATTTGTATCTTCTAACGCTTTAACGATAAGCTTAACTCTTGCAAGGTAAGACTTACCGAAACGTCGACCTGCTCCAACTACTTTAAACCTTTTTTCATCAGTAAAAATAGCCTGTTGAGCAGGGTGCAGTGAAAAATTAAGCTCTGTAGCCATACGGCTTTGGCTTTCCTCTCTTTTTACCCATCTTACTTACCGCCGTTAGAAGTTCCCTTCTCAGGGATTACAGTTGCTGCAGCAGAACTAGCTGCGTAGTAGAGAGTTCCGCTAGAAGCAGTCCCACCGTGGTTGTTTACGCCACCTGAGTTGCCCATATTAGCGTAATCGCTACATTGGTTAGTGTTCATCTTGTACGCCATCATCAATCTCCTTGAAATCTGCGTTTACTGTTGTACCATCGTCTAAACTAACGTCATCTAATCCTTTAATATTGATTACAATGCCGCCAGAATCCTGTGCGCCGTAGTGTTCTACGGCTTTCCTAGCAGGAATCGCTCTATCCATGAGCAATCTCGCTGCTGACATGTCTCCACCCTTTGCTTCTCGTATAATGGTGCGGATAACTGCCTTAAATTCTTTGTTCATCTCTCCTGCAAACTGGTCAATTAACGCATTTTGCATTTGAGTGAGTTTATTCTTTGACCCTTTTGGTCGTCCTTTAGGGTTAAGTGAAGGCCCGCCTTTGACTAAGGCTGGGTTACCTTTAGCTTTTGCCATAATTTAATCTTTTTTACTGTCGCATTGACAGTATTTTCTAACGTAAGGTTTCCAGTTTTTAAATCTAACAGGCTGTATGCAGTACAAAGCGTACAATACAACTGCTGAAAATATGATTTGAATTAAAGTCATCGGTTATTTATGTACATAGTCACTTCAAAACCAAAGCGAAGGTCTATGTAACTAGGTTTTTCCCAATTCACTAATGTACCTCCTAATTTTATCGCCTCTTCCTGTGCGTACATTCTTTCCGTCTTTTTTATAAGTTCTATTTATTTCGTTTAAAACGTCTGGATTATTATTAATTGCTTTTTCTTTAAAGTTTTTAAAACCTTTGTCTTTGTCTGCAACTTTTGTTAAACCCATATTAAAAATTAACTCAGTAGCTAAAAGTTTATTTTGTTGTGTTAAACTTTCCCAATCATCTTTAAACCATTTTTCTGTAGCTTTGTCCCAATCTTGTAAAAATAATTCATTAGCTCTTTCAGTTGTCAGCTCAGAAAAAGGAACTTTTTCATTTCCTATATAAACATAATTATTTGCTTGCTCTTCGTCGCTTAACTTATGTCCAAAAGCTATAGTATCATTTCCTTTTTCAGGAGATTCGTGAGGAAACCAAGTTTTAGTTTCTTGATTAAACCCTTTTTGCGTATCGTTTTCCATGTCTTTAACTACTTCTAAAAAAGACGCTTCAAAATCAATAGCAGAAAA